ATGTTAATTCATCTTCTAAATAGATTGCACCTGTAGCGTCAGCGTCGGGCAGGTCGGCTTTAATAGAGATTAGCTTCAGCTTGGATCCGGCTGAGGCATTCAAACTAATGAATCTTGCTACATCTTCCATCCATCCACGCATTTCATAAGATGCAGTATCATCGACATTTACAAGCGGTTGAGATATATGCGGAAGTAGATCTGTCATGGTAGCGCTATAATCTTATTAATGTTTGCAGGGGAGTTGTCGGAAGTTCCAATTCTTAACATTCTCGCATAGGACGCCGAACCTAGCCTATCCCATCTAACGTGCCTACCATAGTCACCTATGGCACCCGTAGACGCCTCTAATGCATCACTCCACGTCTTGCCGCCATCATCGCTCCAATCTAGTGTTAAAGCCCCGTCATATCCAGTATCAGTGGCTACAACTAGCGACCTTAGCGAAATGTGACGGCCTTTGTTATCAAATGGCTGTGTAATGAAATAGCGATGCATTGAAGTTTCATATTGATTGTTCGAATTATCTAAGATCCCAACACGACCGCTAATCGAATCACCGCAAATCAACTCGCCATAAGCATCCGTTATATGATTTACTCGCCAAGGGATATCATTATCCCCTGAAGTCGATCGTCTTTGGTGCCATCTTTGCGTCATTAGATCAAATACAAAACAATAATTCCCAACTCTTACAACGATGTACTCACCACCATTAATTGCAAATGAGAATAAAAACGCTTGTGATAATTGAATGTCTGTACGAATTAAGTACTCAATTGATTCGTTACTGATCTTCTGAGGAGATCCGCCGGTAGTTAACCAGATTGCAGGGCTTTCATTCTCACCACCACCTAGATAGGCGATTGACTGCCGTAAAGTTGTCTTAGCATGTAAACTGTCTAGCCCGCTTGGTATTGTTGAGTTTGGCTGATATTGGAATACAAAATTTAAACCGCCAATAAAACTATAGGGAAGCGTCTCATGCTCGCCCATAACATACATCTGACCACGGAAGGCAACCAGTCCAACGCATTTGGGTGTTCTGGTGATTAGTTCGAAATCTAGCGCGTTATAAGTGGCGATATCGTTTAAATTAGAGTGGAATACTTTATTGGTTCCGGTTTCAAGGAATACACAGAAACCATTAATACTAACCACGTCATCGACAGGATTGGCAAAGTTTGGAAGCCCTATAAGATTTCCGATAACCCCACCGGCTTCAGTGTAGTAGTAAGCAAACTGACCTGGCACAACAATCGCCAGCTCGTAACCAGTACCACTCCAGATTGAAGCCATGATGACACGACCAGATCCGGCTACAGTGCCAAGATTTGATAAGGCGAAAGACTTGGTTAAATCAGGGTTTAAAGTATAGTCAACTCGATAAAGTGTAGTCCCTAAAACCAAATAGACAATCGAATTCATTGTGTGTGAGCCGCGACAATTAACATCGCCAACACTCGCAATAATCTCGGAAACCCCTTCGACCTGATATAGGTTCTCTTGAGATAAAGCCCCCACAAGGCTAACACTAGGCCGATAGTTCACGCATTGTTGAGATGATAATAAGGAGCTTCTGGATAAGAAAAACCCACTCGTGAACGGAAGCTCGATACCTTGACTTAATAAGCTCACGAATCATCCTCGACGATAATTGTGGCGTTCTGCTCAGTAAGAACCCCGTTATCACTTTCGCGGTAGTAGTTGCTTGTTCTATTGCCTGGCATTTTATTACCAGATCCCAAAGGTACATTGCTGTTAAGCTGTGGAGCTGGAATTCTTTGAAGCTGGATGAGGACAGATTGCCAAGCCTCTGACTCATCTTCCTTGAGCGCTAGGTAGGATTCTAACTGGCCAAACTGTGTGGATAACTTAATAGCTAAGGCTTTAATCAACCACATATTAAAAACATCGGGCGTGGTTATCTCATCGCCAGCACTTTCTACCACCGTGTAATCCACAATGATATAAGCCTTTGAATACATTAAGTTATTTAGGTATCGAATAGCGGTGGCTGTCTCATCGCCTGTAATAGACTGTTGAGCGGCCACTTTCCCTATCTCTTGATAAGCGTCTCGGATCAATTCAGAAGCAAGCATATAAAGACCTCTTTTGATCTATTTTATCATAGAAATAAAAAAGGGGCTGCAATAGCCCCCTTTAATCACCACTACCTATTATGCTTTACCGTAACATCGCACTGCGTGAAGTGGGTTACTAACACCAAAAGCAGGCACCAAGTCAATACGTAGAATTTGCTGGTTAGCATTACCGTCTGAGTATCGGCTAGCGCGGAACGTTAGGCCATCTGCTGATTGGTAGACACTATCAGTCGCGTACAACTTAGGAAGCTGGATAGTTGCGAATGAGAAAGCGTCTTGATGGTATGCAAGGTTAGGCTTATAGACTGTAGAAGCTGCACCAAGAATAGTGATCACATCCCCAGATACTGGAGCTGAATCAATATTATCATACTGGTTGTTGGAAGCTGCATCGAAGATAGCCGCGTTAGTAACGGTTACCGTTCCTGCTCCAGAACCATCCAGAGTTACATTACTTACAACTGTCCATCGGAATGGAACCGCTGCGCCTGTCTCATCAAGTAAAACGTTGCTATTGCGAGGGTTTACATGATTGCGACCGGTCACCTCAATAACCTCACCAGCGGTGATAGTAGCTGAAGCCGTGAAACCAGCAACCGAAATGGTTTGGGTCATAGTGTCTTTAGCAGTAGCCCATGTTACATCTGGGTTAGCCGCTAGTGTTCCTGCGCGGTCAGCAGCAGTACCGGAAGTAATGGTGCGCAACGCGTTTGACTTAAGCGGCATCATACCAGCGATAGGTGAAGGCACTTGTGCTTGCTGCCAAGCTGATTTAACAATACCATCATTGTAAATAGCTGTTGATGCAGAAGCTAAAGCTGCGCCTGTATAGCTATTCATTTGGTAATATTTCTTACCCTGAGACGGCACGCCTATCTCATTCATCATCGCTTCAACGTATGCCACATCAGTCCAAGCATCAACCGCAGTACCTGGAGTACCGAAAGTCAAACCTGAATTACGTACCATGTAATCGTTGAAGTTACGCTCAGCGCGAGTGATTAACTCCTCACCCATAGGGGCAAGTAATTGATCCAATTGATTAAGCTCTAATGCTTCCTCAACTGCATCCCACTGAGTTTTTACAGAAATAACATCTTGCTTAGTGTAAGGAATACGACCTACTAAGATATCGTTATCCGCTGAGCCACCAGAAATGTCACCATCTGAGGTCTCGCCAGCACGGAATGAAGTTTTGCGCTTACGATAAATTGTGTCGCCGGTAGAGCTATTGTGCTCACCACGAATGTTTTCTAAGTTAACGGTTTTAGTGGAAACCCGATTTGATTCGAAACCATTAGCGATGGATTTCATCACTTTGGTCATTACGTTACTTGATAAGTTGTTTGGCATGATAAATCACCTAAAGTATTTTAGAGCCCTTGAGGGCGGGATAATCATCAATACCAACACCTGATCCCTGGATTGGGTCGTCCGGTGGTGGTGCTGAGGTTTTTTTTGTGGGCTTAAAAGCTTTCGCCATAGCCTCTAGTTTGACTCCCGCCTGAATAGGGTTCAGGCTCGCTATTTCTTGCAACTCCATCGGATTCTTACCAAGCTGCACTAGTAGTTGAGGGCCGAATTCATGGTCCAGTATGTAACTTTCCAGTTCTGGGGTTACTTGTGGAGCCACAATCGACGCTGCATAACCTAGTTCGTGATGGCTAATACCCGCGCTATCTGTCTTCTTTAAAAAGTTATTTTGGCGCTCTTCAGATGCCAATCTTTGCCTTTCAGCTTCTTGCTGTTGCTTAAGCTGCTCTTTTACTTGCCACTCTGTTTGTGACTTCAAATAGTTTTGATGTGCATCATACTGAGCCTTGAATTTCTCAGGGTCATAATATGCATCATCGGGATCAGGCGGCGATACTTCCTTTGGTTTCTGGAATTCTGCCAGCTTCTCCTCGTATTCTTTGAGCTTTTGCTCGTACTCTTTCTGCTTTCGCTCGGATTCTTTAAGCTTTCTAAAGTCACCGTCTACTCGCATTT